GGCGGTTCTGCTGTTGCGCTCCGGTGGTGAGGAGGTTGGCGGTGGCGAAATCCTTGGCCGCAGCCTGTGCAGGATCTCCGAAGTCTTTTACCAGCGCCTCGTATTGGGCTGGGTTGATGCCTGCGTGCGCCGCGAGGGCTTCCGGGGTGGTGGATTCCGTGGCGTTCTTCCACGCCGTCTTGATCTTGCCTTGCGGGGTGGCCTTCTCAATCGCCATAGAGGCAATCTTGATGCCGCCCCCAGCTCCGGCCATGAGTCCCATCATCGCCAAAGTCTGAGGCATCACTTCCTTGAATGACTTGACGACTCCGCCAGTGGTCCAATCGGCCTTGATTTCACTCGGGTCGAGTCCTTGCGCAATGGCTTGCGCCTTGAGTTGATCGGCGGATTGCTCGACATTCGTGGCGGTCTCCCCGCCAAGTTCACCGACCAAAGAGCCTGCGGCGGCTCCAGTTTTCAGGGCAACCTTGCCCGCCACGGTTTTCGCGGCCTTTACGCCAAACGCGCCGAGCAGAGGCTTCCCGAGTCCGAGGATGATCTTGCCTGCCCCTGCCGTGATCGCATTCGCGACGGCTTCCGGCCCCGCCTCCCAAAGTGCCGTGTTTTTGGCGATCGGAAGGAGCTTCTCATAGGCGTCCTTCATCTCCGCCTCGTTCATCGGGCGTCCGTTTTTCTTGACGGACTCCGCGTTCATCATCGCAAACGATTCCTTGAGGAAGCTGGCCCCGGCCATCCGATACGCCGCTGTTCCTGACGCAGCCATTGCCGCGCCCGCGTAGCCGACAACCCCACCGATCGCCGCTCCCGGAACCGCTCCAACACCGCCTCCGAGGGAACCGATCGCTCCGCCAAGGGCAGCACCGCCCGCCGCGCCAGCTTCACCGGCAGGAATCGCCGCCGCCATAGTCCCGACGCTGAACCCAAGGCTATTGGCCGCGTCGCGGATGGCGTTTCCGGCCTGCGTTGCGTCAGGTCCGGCGTTCTTTTCCGCCATGCGCTTGGCGAACTTGTCGGCCTGCGCAAACGCCTTCTTGGCCCCTTCGCTGTATTTGTCGGGGCGTTCCATGCCTTCAAGAAGCTGGTAGAACGCTGCCGGGGCAGTAGCGCCAAGTCCTTTGACCGCATCCCAGATTGCGGAAACGGTGTCGCCAGGGGTGATGCCGGGGAGGTTCTTGGTATGCTCCTCAACGGCTTTTTCTGCCACGAAGTCACCGGCGCGGGCCGTCATGTAGTAGGCCGCCGCATCATCGTAGCCAAGGGCCGGAGCGATCTTCGACAACTTACCGGATGCCATCAGTTTCGCCGCCGCTTCCTCCGGGGTCTTCGCGTCCTTTTCAGCCGCCGCAAACGCTTCTGCAACCAAAGGACTAAGCCTCTCTTGCGTGACGTCATCCAGTTGCGTGTCGATGGCCGACATCGCCGCCGCAACCGCGTCATTGGCTTCCTCTGGCAACATTTGATCGTTGGCCAGCTTCGAAATCACGTCGCGTTGCGTGGCTTGAAACTCTGCAAGCTGCGAGGCGCGGCGCTCCTGAATGCGGGAGGCGATCACGCCCTCATCGCTCAGGTCTTCCGCTTCAGGAACGGCGGGCGATGCGTTCAGCGGTTCCAATCCAGGGGATTGAATTTCAGCCGGGGCGTTTCCCGGCGCGGGCTCCCCCGGCGTCGGCGCTTCCTGTGGGGTGTTCGAAAACGGTGTCGCCGCCGGTTGTTTTGCGGGAACGTCTTTTGGCAGTTTGCGCTCCAGCAACGCTTGCTGAATCGCGTCCTCGTCACGGATTGCGCCGTAGGTCCGGGCGAATCGGTTGGTTGCAAGATCGATTGCGTTGCGACTCTCCACTTTAATCGCGTCCCGCTTCACCTTGGCCTCACGATATTGGTCGGAGGTCATCGGGCCGGAAACGGCGGTCTCGAACTCTTCGTCAGCGGCCAGGATCCGCGCTTGATGTTCGACGGTCGTTTGATCCACTTGCGCCTTGGCGGCCTCGGCCTTGGCAGAAAGTTCCGCGCGTTTCGTGGCGAGTTCCTGAATCTCGCGCTCTTGGCGCACTCGGTTTGCCTCGGCCACCACGGCGGAATCGGCCCTGTCGGCGCCGCCCTTGAACGAAAACGCCTTGTCATCGGCGGCCTGAGCGGCTTGCGCGGCTACGTCCCGGGCTTGTTTGGTCGCCTCAACGTAGGCTTTGTCAGTGTCCGCAAGGCTTTCGATCGACTGCGGGTCTTCAGGATCAACTCCCAAATCCTTGCCGACTTGCTTCAGAATCGCGTCTGGCTCCTTGGCCATCCGCTTTGCGGCCTCGGCGTTGTAATCCAGTTCCCGAGACTTCGCGGCGCGTTGATTTGCAATGAGCTGTTGACGCTCACGATCCTGTTCGGCTGCGATCTTTTCCGCATCAGCCCGAACCTTCTCGGGATCTTGCGGGGCGACAAATGCGGGCTTGATCCGGGTCTCACCTGTCGAGTCTTGCCAGGTATCCTCACCGGACAACATCGCCTGTTGCTTGGTCCGATCGTTGCGGGCTCCGAGGTCCGCCGCTTCTTGGTCCCGGCGTTGGCGTTCGGCCAACAACGCATCTTGTCGGGCCTTGCGATCAGCGGCGGCGCGTTGCTGTTGGATTGTGTCGCGAATCCACGATCCGGTCTTTTCGGCGCGCTGGCGGTCGGCGGCGATCTTTTCCGTCTCCTGCCGCATGTCAACATTTACGGGGATGCTGCCGGACTGAAGACCGGAGCGGACTTTGTCAAAAGGGGATGCCATGGCGGTGGATTAGCGGGAAGCGAGAGCTTTGGAGGCAGCGGCGCGGACCGGGGAAGGAGTAGCGGCGACACGTTTGGTTGCCCCGGCGCGTCCGCCGGTGCGGGCAACCTGAGTGAATTCGGTTGGCCTGCTGGCCTCGTAGGCCGCCACGTCAGGATCAGCCAACGGCTTGGTCGCCATCTTTCCGGCTCGCGTTGCAGCAACGACGGGTTTGGGAGCGCTTGGTAATTCGGACGCCATAGGAGTCATTCCGGGATTGCGGGCCCGCATCGCGGCCTCAGACGCTTTGTTGAATCCACGCATTGCCGAGGCAGTTCCGTTGTTGGGCGGCATCAGGAGCGGAACTGATCGATCCCCGCGTGGAACCAATGGCGCTTTTTGCCTAGCGTCGGCGAACATCGACGCGACCTCGCCTTGCGCTTTGGCGGCGGCGGCATTTTTGTCAAACGTCGGGAGCTTTGGGCCTTGCGCCGGCCCATCACCCATTACATTCGTTGCCGCTTTGGCAGGCGGACCCGGTACTGCAATATTGCGATCAGCACGAGTCATGCCGTCGTTTCGCCGCACGTCCATAGCTCCGGCAGGAGTGGCGTTTTTGGTTTGCGGCTTCGGCCCTGATCCGTTGTAGGTCGATTGAGGACCAATTACGCCCATCGCCATCGCGGTCTGAGCCCGTGCGCGGAAGGTCGAGGCGGCGTTTTTGCCCTCCCATGACGGTGGAGCTGCGGGCCGATCAGCGGGCAACAATGGCGAGGCATTCAGTGGACCAGCGCCATGCACGCCGGAAACGCTCCCGAGTCCTCGCGCACCTTGAATCCCGCCCGTGCTTTGCTGACGCGCTCCATTGAGTCCGGATGACCCGTCTTGAGCAACCGCGCCTTGCACTGGTCCAGTGCTCTGCGGTCTTGCGCCGTCAGGAAGTGGGGACGGAACCGGCGAATTAGGCCCCATAGTTGGAGCTTGACCGCCCGGAGTCGCGGGCCGCATCGGACTTCCCGAAGCATTCGCGGAATTCGGTGCAAAACTCTCCGATTGACCAAGTCCCGTCACCGCAATCCGGTTCCGCGCATCCGCAGCCTTGGCCCGGATGTCCATCTGCGACTGACTCAGCGGAGTGTTCTGGCGTTGCTCCCACGCAGCACGGCCCTCATCGCCCATCTCCCGATACTCTTTGTCGAGGATCGCCATGGCCTCGAACTTGGTCTTGCCCTTGAACCGGCCCTCGTTGTATTTGGCGCCGCCGCCGCGTTTCCCGCTCAACGTCCGGGACGCCCCGCCGATTGCTGAGGCGACATAGGCGTCGTAGCCGTTGAGTTCCGTGGCAGTGGCTGCCGCGTAGTCGTCTTTCGTAACTCCCTCGGCGGCTTGGTTCGCCTTGGCCTTTTCCAGTGAAGTGTTTTCACCAAGATCGACAGGAGGCCGTTTCGAGGCCGTTCCCTTGTATTGCGCAACCAACTCCGAAAGCGTAGCCATCCCGCACCTTAGCGCGTGCGCGAGAGGGCGGGAGGCAGAACCGCGCGGCGTGTCGCCGATGGTGCGGGGCGGTGACACAAAGAAGCCCGCCCCTCTTGCGAAGGGCGGGCCGTGGTAGTGGGCATTGCTGCCGCCAGTGCCTTTCGGCAAAATCAATAACAGCAGGTGTAGGTGACCTTTTCTGTGCCGTCAGGATTCACCCATCGGGTTGCTGAGTCAAAGGAACAATCACGGTGGCGCTTCATGCACCGGTCGGTCATCCAAGACTCAAGGGCGACGGGCTTTCCAAGCGTTTGCGCTTCGACGAGACGCGATTGGAATGCGCTTTTTGCAGCGGCATCCCGATCCGCGACAGCTTGGCGTTTTGCGGCTTCGGCGGCATCATGGGCCTCGATCAACTCGGCCAAAACAGCGGACTCAATGAACGAAAACTGATTGCCTTTAATTACGCTCCAGTCGCGTGGTTTGAGTTCTTTCCCGCCGTGCTTGATGTGCATCGGGTATCCATCGTAGGAATGCACGAAGACGTTGACCGGATTTGACAGTCCGCATTGCGCACGCTCGGCAGCGATCTCCGCATCCCGCTTCGCTTTGAATTGCGCCTCGCGATCTTCCGATTCCTTGCGGCATCTTGCGGCGGCTTCTTTGATCGCCTCACCGATGCCGCCCGCTTTACGGACGAGAGTTTTGCTGACCTCGGCCAGCATGTAGTCATCCAGGGACAGGCCTTTGTCTCGGAGGAATTTTGCAGCCGGGCAATCGGCGGGCACTTCCTTGAAGTGTGTCACATGAGTAGGGGTGCTCTTCTTTCCCTTGAATTCAAAGGTGAGGCTACCGGAATCAGAAATCGCCACCGTGTAGCCGTCGTCGAGTTTAATGGTCATTTCATCAAGCCCGCGCTTCCCGGGACATGGCCGAAAGTTCACTGGCACCCTACGCGATCGGCGTCCGCCTCGGGCGTCGCGGGCTACCACGCCCTTGACAACCTCAGTCTACGCGACTGCGGAAAGGAGGCAAGCAGAAAATTACTGTAGTGGCGAAGTTTTCGCTAGTTCATGCCTCGCAGCGGATTTGAGACAGAGGTGCTTCCGAGCGCAAGCAATAACTGACAAAGCAACGGAGTGTATCTCACAATGTCCTCGGCTAATGACCGCAGCTCATCCTCAGTGTAAAGGCTTCCGGCGGGGCGGATGGCGCGGTGCGTGTCTTTGGCGTCGTTGGGTTCGTTCAGGTTCATCCCGAACTCTAACATTACACCCCCACAGGTCCGCAACCGGAATTTGCAAATTTGAGACTACCGCTTAAGCTGACGCATGGCAGACGTTGAACTTCGCGCAAACCTAATGACGCGGCTCGTAGAACTCAAGGAATGGGCCGAGGTTGTCGTAATGGCGAACGAGCGCATCGCGGATCTGGACCGCATGATCGTTGACGCATCCGTCAAAGGCGGGGACATGGCCGAGGCCGTCAAGGCCGGGCAACGCCGCGATGAGTTGACATCATTCTTGCGGCGAATCCGCGAGGCTCGCAGCGTAAAGGCTCCGAAGGGTCAACCCTCGGAGGCTGGTCCTTTCAAGGTTTGATCGGGCGGGAAAATCGTCTTTGTGACCACGAACCCATCGCCCCGCGCTTTCAGGACACGAAGCTGAGCCGGGCCGTAGTGCGCCCAAAGCTTGAATCGAATCCGAAAACCCTCGGTTTCAAACCCTTTGACTTCCTCGTAGATGACGACGCCGTTTTCGACAAATCGAAAATCTGGTTTGTAACCGATCTGGGCGGCACTCAGATAGGTCTGAGGCTGAAACTCCAGATCGGTGATCTCACCGGCCAGCTCCAAAAGCCGGAGCATATTGCCGCGCCGCATCTCCGCTTTAGAATCAAAGGTGCGGTCCAGTAGGTTCGACTTGGTGCGGACAGCTCCGAACTTGTTGCGGGTGATTCCGGTGTGCTTCATTGCGGCAACCCTTCCTCGTCATCGACCAAAAACCATTTTCGGTCCCGGATCTCCAACGTTCGATCGCCGGACAGAATCCCCATGCGGTCGTCAACCCAACGCTTCACCGCCGATGGACTTTCGGTCGGGTGTAGGGTGCAGACGTAGACGTGAACCTGCTGACGCGTCAGTCCGCCCTCGCCCATGTCGCGAAAGCAGGCAAGAACGGCGCATGATACCCGGGCGGGTGCTGCGCTGCGTCCAGTCGTTCCTCGGGGGAGGTGGCGCGTCCATTCGGCTGGGTGCTTGGGCTTCTTCATGGCTTTGTCGATGGTGATTCAATCCGCGCGGACCAAAACTCGTGGTTCTCGCTCGCGTAGTGTCGGCCGGAAAAACCGCATCCGACCCATTCACCGAACTCCGGTTGACTCGGATTCGGAGCCCAGAGGACAAGCCATTCTTCGAGCAGGTCTGATTTGTCGCGCATCCAGTAGTATCCGGGATCAGCGGGACGTTCTGCGGTCCAATGCGGGTTCATATCAGTAGCATTGTATTAACCGACGAAAGGCCAAACGTGCCAGCAATCCCAGCACAGGGCTTGGTGCTCGAACTCTGCTCCGGCTCGTTGCGTTCCGCAGCGTTTCCCGCACTTCGGGCACTTCAAAAGCCATGGGCGTTCTTTGGAGTCGCTCTTTCCGGTGCCGCTGCATACTTCGCATTGACCCGCAAGATTCATTTCGTCGTATTCAAGGAACCCGCATCCGGCGCACTTCCAACAAACACGACTCGGGATTGTGACGGGGTTGCTCATATCGCGGTTTCGGCAATTGAGGTTTTCTTAACCTGCGGTTTCCTCGTCCCAGTTTGCGATCGTCACGTTGAACCCGCACCGCCGAAGCTTTTGCGTGCTGCGCTCGTGCGTCGATCCGTAGAACGTGTGCGTTGAAAGATAGATGCCAAGTCGGTCTTCGTTTCCAATCTCGGGGATCCATCCGTTGTGCTCGTCGATTTCAAGGCGGTGGGTTTTCGACGGCGGCACTTGCGCAAGCTCGGCCCAGTTTCGGATCAGCAACGGCTTGGCTTTTCCGAACTGTTGCCTTCGCGCTTTGCGTCGTTGGCGCGAGTTCATGCTTTTGGAAGTTTGATTTTCGCCGCCGCAACCCGAAGCGCTTCGTCGCCGCGCCGGTCATAGCGTTGAGTGGTCGCAATGTCCGCGTGTCCCACGAGGCTTGCGATGGTGGAAGGGTCAACGCCAGCCGCAAAAAGCCTCGTTATCAGGGTTCGGCGGAAGTCATGCCAGGACATCTCGATCAATCCTGCTTGGACCATGCGCTTGCGGAGGATCTTGTGCAATGCGGTTGTCGTGAGTCCGCGACCGGCACGAAGGCGACCGTTGGCCACCGGGCAGAAGACCGGCCCCGGGGAGTCGCCGCGAACGCCCATCCACACGTCCAAGGGAGGGACGGCGTCGTCCATCAAAAAGATGCGTCGCTCCTTGTTGCCCTTGCCGATCACCGTGCCGCTCCAGTGATCGTCTTCGCGGGACAGGTTCTCGGCTCGCAGGGCGCATAGTTCGGCGCGGCGCATCCCGGTTTGGGTCGCGACGGACAAGAGAGCAAGGTCACGAATGCCCGCGTTGCTCGTGTCTGCCGCGCAGAGGGAAAAAATCCGCAGCAGTTCGTCGGCGCGGATGGCGCGGCCTTTCTTGACCCTCGACCCACGCGGGCCTTTGACCGTCTGGATCTTGGTCCACGTCTCAGCGGCAATCGATCCCGACTGGTATCCAGCCTTTGCGATCCCGCGCAGGGCGGCCAAGACTTTGCTCTTGGTCGCCGGAGCACCTTTGGCTTGCGCCATGATCGCCGATACATGCGCGGCGGTGAGATGGCACCAAGGAATCTCCCGATGGTCGCTTGTCCTGCCTTGAGTCATCATCGACGCGATGCCACGGATCACACTCTCCATACCCCGGCGCGACTCCGGCGACTCTAAGCTGGCGATGTAGGCCGCCGCGAGGTGCGGGACCGCCTCGCCGGGGAGGTTTGGAGCGGATGGGGTGATTTCGTTCATCGCTTGGCTTCGAGTTGTTCGACCCGGGCTTTCACCGCATCAGCGAGCGTCGGGTGCCATTCGTAGACGTCGGCATCGGGGTCGAAAACGTCGTTCGTCATCGCAATGTGGAATCCACCAATCGTGCGAGTCAGTCCTCCGGGGTGACCTGCGAAACACGCCGTCACCCGGTCGTAGAATTTGCGGAGGTGGTCCCGGTCGTTCGGATCGAACCATTCATCAGACTCGCCTTTCTCTCACGACCCATCGGGCTTGCAAGGAAACCCTTCGTCCTCAGCGGAAAGCAGGACGCGCATCAAGTTGTAGAGGGCATCGCAGTCCTCTTGGCTGGCTTTGGCGATTTTCATGGATTTTAAGACTACACGCGGGAGCAGGTTACTGCAACTGCCATTGCATTAACTTGCTGCTTTCGACTTCGGTTCTTCGTCCTTCCAAATCTCCACGTTCATGTAATCGCCATTGATCTCGGCGTAATGAAACCCGGCAGCGGTGATGGATGCCTCGCAATCAACCGGACACAGGCACGCGTTTTCTTGGATCTCTTTATATCGCCGACCCACGACCAACTCGGTCACACCCAGCATTTTGCGGAGAGCTTTCGGGCTTGTGGCTTCTTTGCCGGTGTCGCGGTTGTAAATGACTACGCACATGGTTTCTGCAATCGGGATTGGCTTAACCTCTCCACTCAAAGCAGCATGGACTCGACGCCGTTTACAACGGCGGCTTCGAGATTGCGCACGGCCTGCTTGAAATACGAGGGCTTGAGTTCGATACCGATGAAATTGCGATTCATCTGAATGGCGACGTGGCCCTCGCTTCCGATGCCCATGAACGGACTCAAGACCGTGTCGCCCTCCGCGCTCCACAACAACATGGCGCGTTCGATCACGTCCAACTGAAGAGGGCAAATATGGCGCTCATCTTTTTCTTCGCGGGCTGAACCTTTTTGCAGCGTCCGGCTCGGGTTGATGTCCATCCAAACCGGCGACGCATAGCGCTGCCATAGGTCGATCGAAAGGCGGCCGTCGGACTTGAATGTGTTGTCACCAGCCCAGTGATCCAGCTCCCCGGCGATCGGCTTTTTGTTCTCGCCGGGTTTGCGCATCGTCACGAGGTAATCAGGGATGCCCTGGCGACTCAATGCGGAGTCTTTGCAAAGCTGCTTATGGAGGAGCCCGATCGCCTTGGTCCGTTGCATGGCCGTGACGGGATCTTTCCAGATACAAACCTCCGAATGGAAAATGAACCCGGCCGATTCAAAGATGCGAATCAGGTCGCCCCGGAAATCTTTAATGCCGATGAATCCATCACGGGCTTTGGATGACGGGAGATTCATGCAATGGAAAGACACGTTGCGCCCCGATTGCATGACCCGGAAAAGCTCACCAGCAAGGAACCGCAAATGATCGGCAAATTCCTCAGTAGTCCGACAGTTGCCCATGTCGCGCTCAGATGAGCTGTAAGTGTAAAGCGAAGCGAAAGGAGGGCTGAAGACCGAAAACCCTACGGACTCGTCGGGGATGGCGGTGATGACTTCGCAGCAATCGCCGTTGTAGGCGGCGAATTTATCGGTGACGTGTTGGTCGAGTAGTTTCATGCGAACGATGGCAGTTTGATGGTGGTCTTTGGGTTGTAGGAGCGATCCATGCGGACGGTGCCGCGAATCTCGGTTGAGGAAATATCGGCCATGTGTTCGACCATCTCGCGGGCCATGCGGGTCGCGTCGTCTTCCTTGCGTCGGATGTTGGCGACGACCGCGCCCTCAGTCCGGGCCGTGACGACGTGGACGGCGACGTTGCGCGTTTGGCCGAATCGCCAACAACGTCGCACCGCCTGATAGAATTCCTCGTAGGAATCGGATAGGCCGGTGAACGCCACGTTGGCGCAGTGCTGATAGTTCATCCCCCATCCGGCGATGCGCGGCTTGCTGACCATCACGCGGAATTCACGATGCGCGAACCCCATGAGTCGGGCGGTCTTCACATCGGGGTCATCACCGCCGGATACCGCGACGGCACCCGGAATCAATGATACAAGGGCGTCGGACTCTGAATTCAGGTTGCACCAAACGAGCCATGGATCTGATGATGCGTTGACCAGTCGAGCAACCTCCGCCGTCCGGTCTTCCAATGAAACCTTGCGGGCCTGCAACCGCTCGGAAAGCGAATGCGCGTCGAGCGCAAACAGGAATCCGTCGGCGGTCTTCGATGAGTCAACCGTATGCTGGATCACTTCCATATCAGGGAGCGAAAACCCGGCGTCATCATAGCCAAGATCGGAGGGCTTGCGGATCATGACGGCCCACGAGCAAAGCCACTTCCAGAACTCGGATTCCGCGTGTCCCTTGAGACGCCATTGCTGAGTCTCGCCTCCGTCGTGAACAAAAAAGTGGGCGAGCATTTCCGCCCGAGTCATCGCGCCAAGGAACTCAGCATGGTTGCCGAGCTCCATGAAATCGTTGGGCGCGGGTGTCGCGGTGCAAGCAAGTCGGAATTGGAGATTACCCCATTGGTCAATCAGCATGTTGCGGAATTTGCCTGTGTATGATTTCAGGATGGAGCTTTCGTCGATGACGATGCCAACGAAATCGGCCGGGTTGAATTTGTGCAGCGAGTCGTAATTGGTGACGACGATCTGAGTAGCGGCCGATCCGGTCTTGCAAAACGAGATTGACGGCCGAATTCCAAACTTCCCGGATTCCTCCACGGTTTGCGGGCCGACAGCCAGAGGAGCGACAACCAGAACCCGCCCGCCCATAACGCGGACAATCTCAGCGCACCAACTCAACTGCATGAGCGTCTTGCCCATACCGCAGTCGGCGAAGATTGCCGACCGGCCGCGACGCAAGGCCCATGCGACGATGTCGCGCTGAAAGTCAAAAAGGAACGGATTCAGTGCGGTTGGATCAACGTGAGGCAATCCAGACGCATGATCGGTGAATTTCTTTTGCTCAAGGAATTCGGCGTAGTTCATTGGATGGTCATGGCTTCGCTAGTTACTGCAAGCGCCATTGTATTAACCTGCTAAACGCAGGGATGCAACAGGATTTCGGCGGATTCGCTAGTTTCCCTTATCTATCCCGGCGATCAAAACGGAGGGTTGACCGGCACCCATTCACCGGGCGGAAAGTCAGTCAAAAGGCTTGACGGACGCGACGATTGCACCCTGTGGCCGCACAGCTCGAAGTCTGCGCCGAAAACCAATACCATCTCCCAGACAAAGGATTCGCCGCGCCACCAATAAAACCCCGCGCGATTCGGCAAGCCTGGATTGATAATTTCAACGATGTCGTCGTCGGTTTCGATCCGTTGATTTCGGCGACCGTTGTCCATGTAGGACTCCCACCGCTCATCGTCCGGCAATCCATCCGGCCCAAGTCCAAACGCGGAATGCTTGTAGATAGAGGCTTGATGTCGAATGTCATTGTAGATGACGATCTTCCCGGCTCTTGTTAACAGGCGGTCGCCAAGGTTGCAGATGTTGAGGTCGATTTCGCTCATCGTTCGTCCTTTTCGTAGGCTGACAAATCAGGGCGCGGTGGAATAGGGCGGCGGAACAACCATCCCGGCGGAGTTTCTCTGGGGACTTCAGCGCCCAAAACCGGACCGACCACCCGCTGCCAGACCGCATCGCTTTCGTGCCGAAACTCATCGCGGTAACGCACGCGACCGCTAATGACCGGCTCGTATTCTTGTCGCGTCTCGCTCATGGCTCCCCCTTCTGTTGCTCCGCGACCGACTCGACCAGCTTTGCGACAAACTCCCAACCGTCGGACGGTGGGCGGTCATCCACGATTGATGATACCGGGGGTAGGAATGCAGGGCTCTCGTGGTCCCCACCGCCCCGGCCCAAGGCGCCAAGTATCACGCGCCGCGCAGCCGTCACGTTTTCCGACAAAGCGCCGTGGCCTACATCCTCAATCAAAGCAAGGGTTTCGTCGGCGACTTCGAGCGCATCCCTGTTTTGGTCGCGCTCGGCTTGGAGCCTGCGGATTTCCGCGACTCGGGATTGGTCAAGGGTGCTCATACTCGGTATTTCTCCTGATCTTCTTTGCTCAACTTCTGCCACTCGTAATACCTCGACCAAAACAGGTCGCCCAATCGTTTCGATGGCTCGCCGTCTTTGTTGATCTTCTGCGGGAATCCGTAGCTGATCTCGAATCGGAATCCGCCGTATTCGTAGGTGTCGGCCAGGGTCAGGATGCCGACGCATTTCCCGTCGTGGTAAAGTTTCGCGGTGCTCATGCCGGAACCTCCCCGGTGAACTTCACTACGAAATCCATGCCGCCGTCTCCAAGCCTCCCGGCGTATCCGGCCGTCAGCGCCATGCGGGCCACGGCTTGGCGTGCGGGTTGCATCGGCCAGGACGGGTAGCATTGCACGATGTCGTCGGGGCCGAAAGCGCCGATGGTACTGCCGTCTTTGCGTTGAACGAGGACCGGGATTCCGTAGCTTGATGCCGCGTGCTCGTTGGTTAGGTACCAGGATGGGGTGAGTTGGATAGTCATTCGCCCTCTTTGATTTCGTAATCGCCATCCGCGTTATGGACGTTGACTTGAAACGGACGCGACTTGCCGACCATCGATTGTGTCCTCGGGTGCAAATCACGCTCCGAGCAATAGGCGGTGAGCCATGCCTCGAAATCGGATTGCATCTGCTTGGCGACTTCCTCCGGAATCTCCCATGAGCTGTGGCCAAAGGTTTCCTCGTAGTGCTGCTCGAGAAGATACTCCGCAAGCTTCGGGGCGTATTGATGGGCTGAGTCGTCGGCAAAATCCGCCTCGTAAATTGTCAGCTCAACCGGGAATGTCGGCTCGTCTTCCTCGTTGAGATCCAGGTAGATTTCGACGGCGATCTCGACGGCTTCGTCAACCGACCCGTGATAGTCCTCGTCGTTGTGTGAGTAGAGTTCGGTGCTCATGGTCGCGTCTTCGGCGAGCCTCCCCACTCAGGAGCCGCAGGAGCCCCGACGATGGTCCCGTAGGCGGTGGACCACCAGACCGGCTTGCCCTGTCCGTGAGACCCCTTACTGCCTCTGGCTGCGTAGGCGCCAGGGACATTCGGAACCGGGATTTTGCAGATCAGCTTGGCTTTGCGTAGCTTGGTTATGATCTTACCGAGCCCTCGCAGGCTTTTTGGTCGTTCGAGTCCAGCGTCCCACAAGTTATCGACGTGCATTGTGCGGTGCTCGCGGAGGTAAGCCCGGATGAACTGCTCCGCATATTCGTTCCAGGCATCGCCGTTAGTCCAGGCAGCGGCGTCCATTCCGGACGTCGCGGCGGCGAGGGTTTCTTGTGATGGTTCGGTGAAGTTCATGGTTCGGTTGGTTGGTGCAGATCCTCAATTGAGTCCAAATCAATCTCGAGGGTTGCTCCTGCGGCGAGGGCTCTCCTACACTCATCAAATTCGTCGTCATTCTCGGGCTTGAATCGCCCACTGCCTCCTCGAAGGTGAAGGGTGGATCTGTCGATTTCGGATAGGTCGGATAGTTTCATGATGCGAAAAGGGCGAAAAACTCTTCAATGGATTCGATCTTGCGCGGCAGCCGATCAGTCCAGACTCCTGCCTTGAGCATGCGGTTCTCGCGTTCGACCGCCGATTTCGCGATCAACACTTCGAACCTTGCGACCTCGGCCTCGGCCAGCATGCGGGCGGCTTCGGCCAGGACGGGTAGCATTGCACGATGTCGTCAGGTCCGAAGGCTTCGCCGGAGTGGCGGTTGGCAAGGACCGGGATTCCGT